CTACTTTAGCTCCTCGTGACTTTTGTAATTTAAGATATGCTCTTTCGCTTGATAAAGCACAATTTTCAATTTTTTATAATAATTTAGACGTAGAAGATCAAAAATATCTTTCTTCTTTATTAGAGACTCATAGGTTAGATATTTTAGATTTTGTTTTTGACATTGGTGATATTCCTAGACCAGATATTGAGGAAGTAATTAATAAAATAAAGTGAGGAGAATTTTATGGCATGGGTTCTGGTAGATACAATTTCTCAATATCGTGTGCGATATATGGTAGAAGTTTCTGATTCGTCAAAGGTTGAGTGGGCTCTCGATACCGTCACTTGTAACGAAGCAAAAGAATTTTCCCAGCATTGGCTAGGAGAAACAATTTTTAGTTATAGTAAAATAAAAGAAGAAGATGCAATTGCTCTTTTTAAAACTGACAATGATTATCTAAAAGATTGGGATAACGAAGTTATTAAGAAAAACGCTTTTACTTATATTAAAGAACAAAATGTTTGAATTACTTGTAATAGGATTTTCCTCAGGGATAGTTACCGCTGTCATTCTTATTGCGTACCATCGCTACCGCTATTACAAAATGCTTCTTCGCATGAAAGATCATGCTGAAGGAATTTTAGAAGAATTTGAAGAGAGAGTAGTTAGAGCAAGACTTGAATTTGATTCAAATAACATGCTATGTTATAATAGAGAAACAGATGAGTTTTTAGCCCAGGCAAAAACATGGGATGAACTTAACATCGTTCTTAAAAATAGATTTCCAGATAAGATGTTTGATGTCCCTCAAGAACAAATTAATAGAGCACAAACCTATGGAAAATAAATCCTACTCTTGTAGCGTTTTAGAAATTTTAGATAATGGTGACACTATAATTGAACTACCTGCCGAATTCTTATCAGACGTAGGATGGAAAATAGGGGATGAGTTAGATTTTATTACAGAAGACAAAAAAATTATAGTGAAGAATCTTACAAAGGAAAATGATCATGCAAGAAATAACAACAGTAAAACTAGTGTCGGGTGAAGAAATTATTGGTAGGTTAGTTAAAAAGAAAGACAACACTCTAACTCTCTCAAAGCCAGTTCAAATAGTAGCATCACAAAAAGGCATGGGCTTTGCCCCTCTTTGTATCTCTATTGATGATGCATCAGAGTTTACCTTTAAAGATGAGCACATTCTCTTTACTGCAACAACTAGAAAAGAACTAGAAGAAGCTTATATTAAATCTACTACTGGCATTCAACTTGCTGGTGGGCTGTAATGGCATTAGAGAAGCAAATACTTTCAAAGCTAGTCTTTGATGAAGACTTTTTAAGAAAAACAATTCCCTTTCTAAAAGAGGAGTATTTTACTTCTAACTCTGATAAAAGAATATTTAAGTTAGTAATTGAATATGTAAAGAAGTATAATAGTTGTCCATCAGTTCCTGCGCTTGTTATTGAGATTGATAACGTTACAGGTATAAGTGATGATGAGCATAAAGAGATAGTTGATTTTGTTAGAGGTATTAAAAATGATGAGGTAGATAAACAATGGTTGCTCGATCAGACAGAGAGATTTTGTCAGGACAAAGCAATCTACAATGCCATTATGACGTCCATACAGATTTTAGACGGGCGCAATCAAAAGCAAGACAAAGGAAGTATTCCTACTATACTTTCCGATGCGTTAGCAGTATCATTTGACAGTCACATAGGTCATGATTTTTTAGAGGATTATTTAAATAGATATGATTTCTATCATAAAAAAGAGCATCGTATTCCGTTCGATCTGGAGTACTTTAACAGAATCACCAAAGGTGGTTTACCCAATAAAACTCTTAACGTCGCTCTTGCTGGTACTGGCGTCGGTAAGTCTCTTTTTATGTGTCATTGCGCTGCTAGTAACCTCTCTGCCGGACATAACGTTTTATACATTACGTTAGAAATGTCTGAGGAGAAGATTGCTGAGCGTATCGATGCTAATCTTCTTAATGTTCAGATAGATGAACTGACGGTACTTCCTAAAGATGCTTATGAAAAAAAGGTTAACAGAGTAAAAGATAAAACTACTGGAAAACTGGTTATCAAGGAGTATCCCACAGCGGCCGCTGGTGCAAATCATTTTAGACATCTTCTTAATGAACTCAGCCTGAAGCGTAATTTTGTACCGGATATCATTTATATTGATTATCTGAATATTTGTATATCATCTAGACTTAAATTTGGTTCTAACGTTAATTCATATTCCTATATTAAATCGATTGCTGAAGAGTTAAGAGGGTTAGCTGTTGAGCATAACGTTCCAATTGTTACGGCTACTCAGACGACTCGCTCTGGCTACACGAATACAGATCTAGGTCTCGAAGACACATCAGAATCGTTTGGATTACCTGCAACTGCTGACTTTATGTTCGCATTAATATCCTCTGAAGAACTGGAGACGCTTGGGCAGATCATGGTTAAACAACTAAAAAACAGGTATAACGACCCAACGGCTTATCGAAAGTTCGTAATAGGTATAGATAGGGCGAAAATGAAGCTCTATGATGTAGAACAGCGCGCACAAGATGATATTTCTGATGATAAACCCGCTTTCGATAGTTCCGAAAGCGGTAAGAGAATAAGTACTGAACGTAAGTTCAACAAGGATTTATTTTCTGATTTTTCGTAATGGATGAATATACAAAAACCCATAAATATTGGTATCCTAAGGGTGCAATTATGCAAATCGAGGTTACCGGACATCGATCAACTCGATACAAAAAATTAATTTCTAGTGCTGTAGAATTCTACTGCGCTAAACTTATGTCCAAGAGAATGTGCAATTCTCTTGATATAAAAGTTTTAATGAAAACGCGGTTAGATGATGATGAAGATTTTGAAGCCTTTTGCAATTACGTGGGAAAAAATGAGGGATATAGAGAGTTTGAAATAGAAGTAAAAAAAGGTCTATCGGTCAGAGATACTTTAACATATTTGGCACATGAGTGCGTTCACGTTAAGCAATTTGCTACAGGTGAAATGAGGGACGGGGCTGTGTATGCAATTACAACTAAATGGAAAGGAAGAGAAATTAACGAGCAGCGCGTTGATTACTGGGACCTTCCATGGGAAATAGAAGCATACGGACGCGAAAAAGGACTTTATAGCAGGTTCATTTTAAACTCAAGCATAATAGATGAAAAGTTTTTAGATTCTGTTTTGTTTTGATGGATAAATCTAATCAAAAAGTAAGGAAACTTGACCTTACAACTCTTAAAACGGAAAGCGGCTTTGAGCTGTTTTCTTTCAACACAGTGCTTTTAAAAAACTGGTTTATAAAAGCATCTATATCAAATGCTGATACTATTTGTGTTCTAATGATGAACATTGAATCAGAAGAGTTAGTAGTTGGGTTTTTTACTGACGAAGTAAAAGCAAATGATTTTGTCAACTTCTGGACACAATTCTAGATAAATAAAATAGCGTCATTTTTGGCGCTTTTTAACCTAAAGGAACAATATGAAGAAGCCTTTAATAGTCTTCTTCGTCATGTTTTTATTCTATGGTTGTGTGCTAGCACAAACCACATATAATTCGAAAAATGCCCGAACAAAAACCACCTAGTGTAGCTAAGCTTGCTGTTAACACTATTAAAGAGGCTAAAGATGCTGGTGAAGAATTAGGTAGAATGATTGTTGAGATGCAGCAACAAAATGAAAGACAAATTAGACAATATCAAAATAATGTTTTAAAGGAAAGAAGAGAAGCAAGATATCACGATCGTGAGTTGGATCAGCGAGCATTGGATGAATGGATTGCAGAAGAAAAACGTGCAAAAAATTTAGAGAATGTTAAGCAAGAAGTAGAAAAAACTTACGGGAAAGGTGCTTGGGAAAAAATCCAGGCAACAAAACAAAGAATGTTAGAAATAGAAAAGCAAGATAAAAAAGTAGCCGACGAATTACGTAACAAAATGAATGATTTGTTTTGGTGGTGCTTAGGTGCAGCTGCATTAATTACATTTGCTTTTAAGCTTTACAAATAATGCGCCCAGCTCAATTATTCGCTATAATTAGTATAGCGTCATCACTCTTTCTGATTTGGCTCGAGCATCAAAAATAACATAAATACTGAAAAGTGGAGGTATTATGTATTTGTATAGATGTAAAATTATTAAAGTGCTTGACGGAGATACTGTCGATATAGATTTAGATCTAGGATTTAACATAATCCTTGCTAATCAGCGTGTAAGGATGGCTGGTGTCGATACCCCTGAATCAAGAACTGCTAACGAAGAAGAAAAAGTTCGTGGACTTTTATCTAAAAAGAAAGTTCAGGAAAAATTGCCTATTGGTTCTTGGCAAAAAATCCAAACAATGAAGGCAAATAGTAACGATGATAAATTTGGTCGTATACTTGGCGTATTTGTTTTAGAGGATGGTGTAAGCCTTAACCAATGGATGATTGATAATAACTATGCTGTCCTTTATCAAGGTGAAAGTAAGGAGCTCGTACAAGAAAGCCACAAGTATAATAAGAAAAAATTAATTGAAAGAGGTGAATTGAGTGCCTGATGCACCATTGTTCCCTACTCAATCTGGCTTAAAGTTTGAAGAAGAGATTGATATAAATCAAGATGGTATAGTTTCTTCTAAAGAAGAAGAGATATATGAAAAGAAAGCTATAAACAGAAGAAGAATGGCTTGGGTATCTCTTGTAGCAATGATTATTTCTGGCTTTGCTCTTATGTTCCTTATTCCCGAAGCAAGATTACAAAAACTAGGTGCCATGTTAGACCTCTATTGGATTTCCCTCGGAGGAATTACAGGTGCTTATGTTGGTATTTCAACTTGGATGTCAAAAAGATGAACGATAAAAAACTTTTTTGGTTTTTAGGATTCTTAGTCCTACTGCCAATCGG